TACTGATGAAAAATATGCTGGTTTCTTTATTTATCACCAAAAGTTAGATTCTTCAGGTTATTTTAAAAATTGGTTCAGCTATCTTAGTTCTGGTGATTATGAGAAATATAATGCAATTTCCACTAGACTCGATGAATGCCGATTCCATTTTAAAAAGAATCCAATAACTAAAGCTTTCACTGGGAATGAGTGTTTTTTTGATTATGATATAGTGTCGAAAAAAGGTAAACCAGTTAAAGTTAGGAATTTCATTTTAAGTTTGCATTATAACCCTGCAGATAAAAGCGGGCGAGATAATAAATCTTTGAAAGTAGGACAAGCAAAACTTTATGTTAATGAAGTTTGTGATAAATGGTTACATGAACAAGAAACTCCTAAAGATCTTGAAAAGTTTATGAGTTGCTTAAATACAGCTTTCCCTGATTTATTTGTATAAGTGCGCGTCTGCGCACTTAGGTTTTAATTTTTATTTAATGTGGGTGTTACGCGTGTTTTTCTATCATAAACAATGACTTGTGATTCAGTCTTGTGCCCACTAAATATTTGTTTCTCTTTAGATGACCCTTCATAGTCCGAGATCCCTTTAGCCTTTAGATCATGGAAGGTACAATCAAGTGGCCTACCAAGTTCTTCAGAAGCCGCGTTTCTCGCTTTTCTCCATGCTTCATTAAATCCCTTGTATGAATAACGCTCACCATACATTGTCCTGATAACAGGGCCATCCTGTCCCCATTCCCTGCAAATATCCACAGCCGCACTAAGACGCTCAGTCCAGGCTTTGATCTGTTTAATACCAGTTTTACCTTGCTGTATGAAAATTCCTTTATCAAGAATCTGATTCCAGTTCATTTTAAGAACATCAGATACCCTTGCAGCGCAAAGATACGCAATTTCCATAGCGGCTTTAACTGCAGGTGTCGCATGAGTGAAGATAGCTATGTACTCTTCATCAGTTATGTAGCGGTCGCGCTGGGGTTTAGGAAACTTATCGACACCAACACACGGATTACCTGGTACATAACCACGCTGATAACCCCAGCGGTATACACGAGACATTGAACTATGCTCGTGATTAGCCTGAACACGGCTTTTTTTACCACGTGCATCCATGTAGCGCCGGACGTGTTCAGGTTTAATGGCCTTTGCTTCTGCATCGCCGAAAACCGCTAACAAGTATTTTTCATGTGCCAGGTAATCTTTTTGTGTCCTGGGGGCAAGGTCTGCATAGTCAGCACTATTTAAAAATTTTTTCCACAATTGTTGAAAGGTGAGTAGTTTTTTTCGACCTTCAACGACTTTCTCGTAAGCTAACCAAACCTCCGCTTTAGAAGCGTTTGCTGGGGCTAGATTCTCGGTAGTACCTCCTGGCTTCCAGTAGTAACCGGAAGGGCGGAAAAACACACCCTTCGGCATCCACTCATTACCAGGCGCTCTTTTGCGGCCCATATTATCTCTCTACAGCGTCAAAGTTCATGCCTGGAGTAGGCATATGGCCTGCTGGTGGAAGTATGCGTTGTACGGGATGATTAATATGAAACCAGGTCGTTTTGATTGCTCCGTCCCGGCGTTCAATAAAAAAGATCCCGTTCTGCGTTAATACCTCTTTCTGCAGTGACTTTTGGGGCGAACCCGTGGCCTCTGTCAGTTCTTCATCAGTCAGGAAGCGATCGCTCATGAGTTGTTCTCCACTGAACCGGCTGCAACCGGTTATCTGCCACTATATGAACAAGACGAACAGCTACCACGCAGTCCGTCATTACACCTTTTACACAGCTGGTGGTCCTCCCTTACCCCTTTAAACTGGTTATAAATTTCCGCTGGTACAATTACCGGCATAGGGACCAGTAATCGTTGACTACGTAGTGATGCAATTTCTGCAGTGCGTTCGAGGTACAACGATTTCCAGTCACTTGCTTCAGTCTTATATGCGGCCAAAGCATCCCGCATGCGCCGCCAGCGGCGACGCTTCAGCTTGTTCGCTTTCACTTCACCTCCTTCTCGACACTGGGAATTACTCCGTTAACGGCATTTCTAACTTCCTTCATTGACTGATTAAACCAGTTGAAATTGTTGGTGTAACCGTCAAATCGCGCGCCCTTAGCGTTGATTTTTGCCACGGTGATATCTCTGGCGGCATTAATCATTGCCACGGCTACAGCCTCCGGGATGCTGTCATTTTTCATCATGTACCTCCTGCGGCGCTGGCTGCGTGTTGAATACATTTACTAAAGCTGCACGTAACCCGGCCTTAATATCCTCCACATCATCATCACCCAGGGGGCTATCGGTTAGAGCATGATGAAATGCGTATGCCATAGCATCTGTTACCGGCACTACCGGCGCTGGATGCGCTGGGATGCGCCCAAGTAGTTTGTTCACCTCCTTCGCCATTGCTCCGTATTTATCTAAGTGACGATTTGCCTCTAAGCAGACGTGATGCATCTGATCTGCATTCACGCGCTTCACCGGCTCGCTGTCCATTGCGGCCAGCGATTGACGAATGAGAGCCTCTAATTGCCGGTCAGTGGCATCACAGCCGCCATCTTCATCAAATTGTGCAACCCATTCTTCCAGCTGCTCTCTGGTTATGGTTGATTTGGTCATTGGTTGGCTCCTTCTGCCTGATACTTTTCGAACCAGAACACTACCGGCGCGTTAGTTGGTTGAACCAGGCCGAATGATTCCGCTGTGCGGTAGCTTCTCGATGCTCGGCGAGTCACATCAACTTGAGTTGCAATACGATTGCGAAAATCCTCAACCGTGCTGCACATTTTGAACAGGTTGCAGGGGATGCATGCCGGAACCATATTGCTGGCCGTATCGTTTTCCGGCCTGTCCATTGCGTAGCCGTTACTGATATTTCTTCGTACAGCTTCGACGTGGTCAGCGTGCCATTTATCGCCAAGCTCACAGCCGCAGTAAGCGCAGCGCCCGCCAAACTTCATGCGCAGTTCTGCGCGCTGTTTTTTGGTCAGTGCCATCTACTCAGCCTCCACCTTGATGCCAGCGGCGCGGTCAAGGCGCTCAATTTCGGCCAGAATTAACGCTCCAGCCTTAACCAGGTCACGGCGGCGATTAGTTGGCTTCCACCATTCATCAGGCCATGGCCACGGTCTGGGCGGCTCACCGGCACAATCGAACAGTTCAGAGGAAAGCGCATAGCAACCGGCCGCATCGGCTAATTCGCCGTGTTCATATTCATCATCATGTCCTGGCGTCCACCCCTCTGCTGCAACCTGCCGCTTACGCTCGGCCAGTACGGCAGCGGCGGCAGCGTTGACGGTGCGGGACTCCAGCTCGGCGATGCGCTGGCGCAGAGCAGTAACCTCGTCGAACAACTCACAGGCAGTACGTCCCTGCGCAATCGCTTTTGTCTTCGCCTTCTCCAGCGCCTCTAGCAGCGCGAGAACGTTGGCAGGGTTAGCCAGGGCGATGAATTCGGCATTACGCTGCGCCGTCTCATCCCATGCCACATGCCCCTCGCCGTCGTATTCCTCACAGATGCAGGCGGCGTCACTGTTGAGTGAATCAAAGAGGGTTTGCCCGTCATAGCCATAGATTGCGTATGAGGTGAATCCCTCCACACAGTCATCGCCAGACCCATAGCACCCTTCGTTTTTAACTTCGTCGGACCACCATTCGCCCTGCGTCGCTTTCTCTGCTGCAGCCTTCATACGCTGCGCCAGTTCGGTGATATCAGTTGTCATGCTGCACGCTCCTGTTTCGGCATCAGCGCATCGCGGACGCTCTGGCGGTAGTAGTGGTGAAAGGCGAAAGTCAGGCCGAGTTTTGTAGCGCTTTGGTTCTTCTCGCTCAGCAGGCCAAGTCGCACACAGATAGTCGTTGACGTCCAGCCAGAGTGATAACCGGCGGCACGCTTCATAACGGTTTCCGCCAGAATGGTTCGAAAGTCGTCGCGCCCGAAGTTGGTGTTTTCGAATGCGGCGTTGATCACTTCATCGGTCAGATGTGCATCGATAGCTTGGCTCATTTGTCGGACCCCTCGCGCAGCTGGTTTGCAAAATCGACCATCGCATCATGAAACTCGATTGCCCCTGAGGTTCGCTTCTCGGCTTCTTCGTAGCTGATATCAAGCCTGTCCATAACACAGTCAGTTTCAAGATAGTCAGAGCAGGCATCCAAAGAAGCGGTAATCGCATCAGCCTTAATCCCGGCCAGGTAGGCGTCGGTGGCGGGGCATGCTTTCCTGATTGCCTCTTCAGCTTCTGCTCTGGGCAAAAATCCGCTTTTCCCGTCATTGCTGACCATCTGGCTGTCGAACCATGCCTGAAGGCCAGCAACGGTAATATCATCGGGAATTTCTGCGCATGCTTCGTCTGTAGTGCCTTCCAGCCAGTCGCGAGCAGCGGACTCCCTACCAAGCGAAAGGCAAGCCAGCGCCGACTGAGCACCCAGCATCGTTTTGTGGAACATCCACGAAGTGTTAAGTTCGCGAGCTGCGCCGTTGAGAAGATAGGCATTCTCCGCAACCAGTCGGTCACGCTCGGCGCGTAATTTCTCAACTTCAGTGACCAATGCGGCATTACGTTCTGCCAGTTGGTTGAGTGTTAATCCGTCGTTGTTCATGCTACCCACCATTCAATAAACATGCAGATACCAACGGTTACTACGGCAATAAGCACCCAGCAGATAACATCGAACAAGGCGGCGAACCGACGGAGGGTGTATTTGCTGTAATTCTCAGGATCAATATTCATACGGCCTCCCCAAGCACCCAACGAAGTGCGCTTGCATACTCACCCTCGGCTGATTCCAGGGCTTTGGTGATTTCTTTGCGGGTTTTCAGGCGCGGCTTTGCATCACCGAGGATCTGACGCTGACGCCGGGCTTTTTCATGGCCGGTAGTCCCAGCGGTCGCAGATTCAATCTCTTTAACTTTTTCCCGCTGCTCTTCCGGGGGAAGCGTGCCAAGCTGGCGGGCTTGGGTAACGGTTACTGTTCCAGATTCCACCGCTTCCCTGACGGCCTGAGTAGCATCGAGGAGAGACAGCGTTGCACGAACGGTCTGAACGCTGCAGCCAAACAACACCGCAATGTCGTCCTCATCGAGCCCGCGGTCGAGCTGGTCTGACATTTTTTTAGCACGGCCAAGCGGTGTATCAGGTCGGCGAATTTCGTTTTCGCTGACCATGTATTTAGCCATCTGATTTGCTGATCCGCGCTTAACGACCCCAGGAACAAGCAGTGGGTCTTTGCCCTCTTTCAAAAGAAGCTTATTTGCCTCCAAGGTATGTTTTACGCGCTGACGGCCTACAACTACGCAGGTGAGCCCAAGTTCAGGGTCTTTCCAGACGATGATAGGTTCCAGTACACCCAGCTCCTTGATGTTCAGAACCATCCCTTCGTCGATAGGAAGGTGGACCCTTTCATCGTAAAGCGGGTGTGTTTTGTCGGTAACCAGGTGCAGGCTTTCAGGTTCGAACGTTAAAACGTTCGTTTTGCCGCTGGCGCCGTATACAACCTTTGAGTCTTTAGCCATCAGACAGCCTCCGCATTGCTGGTGGATGTCGTTGAGATACTCTTCAGATCGCGCATTGCTTCCAGGACGTGCATATTGCTGCGGGTTTTTGTGTGACGCTCAACAATTCGATCGCATTCTTTCGCCCAGGAAATAACTTCTTCCTTCATAGCGTCACGTTCTTTACATGCCTGCCGAAGGGTAATATTCGAAACATCGAGCATTGTTGCCAGCTCTTTAATAAGTTCTGAATTTGCAGGAGGCATTGTTTTAGCTGCCTCAAAGGCATTTTTAATTAACTGCTGTACTGTTTTTCCCATTTTGTATTTCTCCAACTGACGCGCTGCAACGCGCTTTAGGGTGCAGCAACCCAACCCATGAGAATGGGGTAATTGCTGCTGTTCTAATCAGGCTGCTGGTTTTTGTTCTTCGGGCTCTTTGTAGGCGAGCAGATCACAAAGCTGGTTAATTACTTTACAGAACTGGAACATGTCCGTACCTGCCTGGTGACGCCAGCGGTAGGCTTTGTCGTCATCATCAGAATAATCATTATCCTTGGTATCGATCCGCCGGAAATGGAATTTATCTGTAAGCAGAAAAGAGACGCCGCAGCCTCTTAATTCCATGTTATCAACGATAAAACCTGTATTCAGGCTCTCCAGAATTTCACTGGTAACGGAAGTGTGCTCTGCAGAGTAGCGAATAACTTCTTTCTGTTCTGCCAGGCGGGATAGCTGGACATAATCACCTACCTCAAACCCGGCAAACGCTGATTCTTCGCCGTCCAGATGGTTTTTAAGGCGCGTTGTCAGGCCGTTTTTGATATCACTGATGTTGATCGTGACTGTTTTTACTGAGCCGATCACCTTAACCAGCATCGCCCCGACTAAATTGGCAATATTTTTATTGGCAGAGTTAATGATCAGCAGATTCTCTTCAGTGTTATACAGGACCAGGAAGAGAGACGACTTGATGAATGCCTGTTTGCAGAGCTGAACCTTAGCATCCTGGATAATGTTGTTACGGTCAGCGCGCTTCAGTTTCTGACCACATGCATTTTCGATGCGCTGGATACGCTCATTGGCTTCTTTCATTACGACGTGCTGGGGGATTATTTTCTCATCGCGGCGAACCACGATTGCATAACCGCCAGTAATTGGCGTAACCAACTCGCCGGTAATCGGATTAGGGACGAAGGAAGCCCGCGCGAACTCCGTTTCTGTAAGTTCAGAGTAGGGCAATTCCTGCAGGTGCCCTTCAACCGCTTCAATGCTGGGCAAAGTAGCCCGATAGACAATGGCATTACGTAACTTTGATAATTTCATTTCTGTTTCCTCTGCAAAGGATTAGTTAGTTATCTCCACACAACACAGAAGAGCACCTGCGGCTGCAAATCCGCCCGAGCGGATTGGGTTATGGGCCCGTCACTCGGTGGTGCTCTCGTGTCTTGTGTAAAAGGGCGGTTACCCATCAGAACATTAACCTCTTCCTCCTGTTTGGCTGGTGGAAGACTGGATAGCCGCCAAAAGAAGCTGTTATGCGATGTATTCGATAATTTCAGCGCCGTCTAAGTCCCAGTTACCGCAATAGTCAAGACCACGATTGAACCCGAATGCGCAGAGGTGGTAATCCAGGTCGGCGCAGGCTCGCGGGTTGATGTCTACGTCATCAAGGTCACACTCCACCACGGCTCCGGATGGAAGCTGAAAAACGACCTTTGGGCGAACTACGCGCAAGTGGAAGCGAGAAGACTCTTCCGCTCCAATAGCGTCGATCGCCTTATAGCGCCACTCATCCGCCATAGCTTCAGCATCGTCAGCGCTACGTGAGTCGTGGAACGGGAAGTATTTAATTTCGGTATTACCGTTTAAAACTACTGCGTAACATGAAGACATGTGTTTACCCTCAAGAAACCGTTATCGGGTGGATTAAAAATTGCGTCGACCGGCGCTGCGGTACGCTTGTACACGTCACAACTGGAAGCGCACTCCTTCAGTTACAAACCGATCCCCACCGGAAAGAAGGGGAATGCACTTCCATGTTGTGTTCTGTTCATCCTTGTCCGTAAGTTTCCTCATGTGCCGACGAGTAGAAGATAATCATAAATTGCGAGTAACGCAATAGATATGTGCGTAAAACGCAAATTTAGGGCGAAAAAAAAGGCCTCGAATGAGGCCTAGTTTATGATGATGAATGCTATCCATGCCGTTTAAAGGACTGAGACTGGCTTATTAAAACCTTTCCATAGATATAGAATCTGTGTTCATTCTCTTTAGTTATATTCCATTCTCTATAACGAGGGTTATCAGAGATGACTAGCAGTTGGTCTGGTATCATCTGCAGGCGTTTAACATAAACTTTTCCATCAAAACCAAAGACGTAAATCCCATCCCCATCGAACTCATTGATAGTTACGTCCACAAAGATTAGGTCGCCAGGCTCAATCGTTGAGGCCATGCTATCACCGCGAACGTTGATGACCTTTACTCCAGATGGAGTCCTGCCACCAAACATTGCCAATGCCTGATCATTGCTGAACTCGATAGCATGAATGACATCGATGACGTCACTACCGTGTATATGTCCTGCCCCGGCGCTTGCGCTCACATCAAGTACCTCGACTCTGTATACATCCACATCCTTTACGGGAGATGCATATTTTTCACTGTTTATATGTACAGTAGTATCATTTTCGTCAGAGGTAAATAGGTCAGGTACACTTACGCTTAAAGCTTGAGCAAGTCGGTTAAGTGTCTGTTCTGAAAACTGCTTTTGTTTACCAGTTTCAAGCCTGGAAATATTGGCAGCATCAACGCCCACAGCTTCTGCAAGCTCTGCGATTTTAATGTTCTTCGCTAAGCGAAGTTGTCGTATGCGAGATCCTATTTTCATTCACTCATTACATGTTGTTTTTGCGTTTCGTGCAAAGCAACTTGCGCAATTCGCTAGCGTGGAATAACATGCGTAATACGCAAAAATAGGAGGCGTTATGCAATCACCATTAAGAAAATTGCGAAAATCGCATGGCATGACCTTATTGCACGTTGCAACCGGGGTACAGGTAGATCCTGCAACGTTGAGCCGCATTGAAAGATGCGAGCAAGTCCCATCTGTCGAACTGGCGGAGAGATTAGCCAAGTTCTTTAGAGGAGAAATAAGCGAATTACACATTTTGTACCCAAGTCGCTATCAAACAGATGACGTACCAAGTGCAAATAATCGTACTGCTTAAGCGGTTATTCGATAACTACAAAAGGAAAATCAATATGGTAGAGCCAAACCTCAAAGAAGCCGTCAAAGCGATGTGCAAAGCATATCCAGGTGGGCGCGAAGCAATGGCTGGCGCACTGGGAATGACGGTGACGCAGTTTAACAACAACCTTTACGAGAAAAACGGCTGTCGTTTCTTCGAAGTCAGCGAGCTGGAAGCGATGGAAGACATTTCCAACACGTCGTTACTGGCTGATTACTTCGCTCGCCGCCGTGGTGCTCTGCTGGTGGATGTTCCGCACCTGGAAGAGCTGGATCGCGTGGACTTGTTCAGCCGGGCCATGCGTACCTCTGCCGCCAGGGGACAGGTTGATCAGATTATCGAACAGGCACTTGAGGATGGGGTAATCGAAAGACATGAAGCTGAAGAAATCATGGTGCATCACCGCCGCCACCTGGCTGCGCGTGAAGAAGAGATCGCGGCAATTATCACGTTGTTTGCACGCAAAAAGAAGTGACGCCAGCGAGTTGCAGCTCCTGGCGTCGTGGCGTGTCGTTATCAGTGGAGATTACTAACGCATGAACAGTTTATCAACACAATACCGCAGGTCGCAACTTGTAGCGCGGCCAGTTCCTGGTGGAGCAGGACCGGTGCAGTTCGTGTATGGGGTAAGAGTACCAGGCGGATTCGAACCTGTCTGCTACCAGTTTGCTCAGTGGGTGGTAGGGGACTTTAACGGCCAGGCGGAGAAGGTATGCGAGAGCTCAACCGATGGTTCAGAGATCACTACGGCGTCCCGGTCAGGGTCATACGCTGGGAGCCCCAGACACAGCGCGTTATATACCTGCGCGAAGGGTATAAGCACGAGTGTTTCAGCCCCCTCGAGCAGTTCAGACGAAAATTCAGGGAAATAGAGGGGTCTTATGAGCCTGTTAATGCCATCAAGGCCGATAGTCATTAATCCCGACCTTGCGTACAGCATTGGCCTGAATGAAGCCATTGCGCTGCAGCAGCTTAACTACTGGCTGCAGGAGACTAACTCAGGGCTGGAGCGTGACGGCGTACGCTGGATCTACAACACGACAGAGCAATGGCTGGAGCAATTCCCGTTCTGGTCTGAATCCACTCTGAAGCGCACCTTCACCCGGCTGAAGAGCCTGGGCGTGCTTAAAGTTGAGCAGCTGAACAAGTCCCAGCGCGACATGACGAACTACTACACGATCAACTACGACAGCTCGCTTTTAGATGAGGTCAAAGTGACCAAATCGAAGAAGTCAAAATGCGCCGCTCCATCAGGTCAAAATGACACGATGGAAGAGGTCAATGTGAAACGCTCCACCGGGTCAAAACGAACCGCTGTCATCAGGTCAAATTGGCACGATGATCTTACAGAGAATACAACAGAGAGTACTACAGAGATTACAGGTAAAGACTCTTGTCCGGTTGCGCTGCAACCAGACCAGACCGATCCGGCAGATCTCGTTCTGGATCATTTCAATCGGGTAACCAACTCGAACTATGGCAAGGGGGGACGAACCAAAACGACGCTGGGTTATATCCGGGGACGGCTGGCCGAAGATTACAGCCCTGAAGACCTGATGCTGGTGGTTGACTACCTGAACGCAAAATGGGCGCAGGACCCGAAGATGAGCGACTATCTGCGGCCCAAAACGCTGTTTGCTCCCGAGAACTGCGTCGAGTATTTCGACAAGGCCAAAAAATGGGAGGCCGCCGGACGCCCAGCCTGGACTGGCGGCAAGTGGGTTAAGCAGGATGATATTTTCAAATCCAGTTTCGCCAATGTGGTTTATACAGTGCCAGCGGGGTTCCGCTCATGAGTAAGCCATTTTTGAAATGGGCTGGTGGAAAGTATACCCAGCTGGCTGACCTGTTCGTGCATATCCCGGCAGGGAAACGCCTGATAGAGCCATTCGTTGGTGGTGGGTCGGTATTCCTGAACAGCGAAAAGCACGCAGATTACCTGCTGGCGGACGTTAACCCGGACCTGATTAATCTGTATCAGATGTTAGCGGTCGTGCCGGATGAAGTGGAATTGAAGGCCCGCTGGATGTTCGAGCACATGCGGTCACCAGAGGGCTATGAGCTGATCCGTTCCGAGTTCAACGCTCAGACGCTGGATGCTACTGAACGCGCAGCTGCATTCCTGTATCTCAACCGGCATTGCTTCAATGGCCTGATGCGCTACAACCAGGCGAACAAGTTCAATGTGGGCTGGGGAGGCTACAAGGCCCCGTATTACCCGATGGATGAGATGAAAGCCTTCGCGGCTATGGCGCATAACTGCGTATTCATGGCCGCTGACTATCGCCGAACTATCAGTCTTGCCGGGAAAGGGGATGTGATTTACTGCGATCCTCCTTACGAACCGATGCCGGGAACAACCGGATTCACCGCCTACGCCGCTGGTGGTTTTAACTGGGAGAACCAGGTAGACCTGGCGAAGCAATGTGTATCTGCCTTTCACCGTGGGGCTCGGGTAGTGATTTCTAACTCATCTGCACCGAAGGTTCTC